CTTTGCGTCAGTTTATCCCACTATTTCTTCTGGTCAAAGCACAAAGGTCATTATTGTTTCTACCCCTCGGGGTATGAATCACTTCTACCGCATGTGGCATGACTCTGAGAGGGGCAAAAACGAATATATACCCACAGATGTGCATTGGTCTGAAGTACCCGGTAGAGACGAAGAATGGAAGCAGCAGACGATTGCAAACACAAGTGAGCAGCAGTTTAAGGTTGAGTTTGAGTGTGAATTTTTAGGTTCTGTCAATACACTCATCAGTCCCGCAAAACTAAGAAATCTTGTATATGATGATCCAATTAAGAGAAATGCCGGATTGGATGTTTATGAAGAAGCAAAAGAAGAAAATAACTATTTGATCACGGTTGACGTTGCTCGTGGTCTTGGGAATGACTATTCGGCATTTATTATTTTTGACATAACTCAATTTCCATACAAGGTTGTGGCAAAGTATAAGAATAATGAAATCAAACCAATGATGTTTCCAAGCATCATTCATCAGGTAGCAAAGGGTTATAATGATGCCTGGTTATTAATAGAGGTCAATGATATCGGGGACCAGGTGGCAAGTATTCTGCAATATGACCTTGAGTATGATAATTTACTTATGTGTGCCATGAGAGGTCGCGCAGGGCAGATTGTGGGTTCTGGTTTCTCCGGTAAGAAGTCACAACTTGGTGTGAGAACAACTGCCGCAGTTAAAAAGTTAGGATGTTCTAATTTAAAAACATTATTAGAGGACGATAAATTACTTGTATGTGATTATGATGTTATTTCAGAATTAACAACTTTTGCCCAAAAACACAATTCATTCGAAGCAGAAGAAGGTTGTAATGATGATTTGGCAATGTGTTTGGTTATTTTTTCTTGGTTAGTGGCACAGGACTACTTCAAAGAAATGACGGATAATGATGTCCGCAAAAGAATTTATGAAGAACAAAAGAATCAGATTGACCAAGATATGGCACCATTTGGATTTATTTTGGATGGTTTAGATGAAGATAGTTTTGTTGATGCTGATGGTGATAGATGGTACACTGATGAATATGGAGATAGATCTTATATGTGGGATTATGTTTAATGAATCTAGACGATCAGATAGAATTTGAACATTTACTATTTTTTGATAGAACATGCAGAAAATGTGGAAAAATGAAAAATTTACTGAATGACTTTTATCTTACAAGAAAAAATAAGACCACATTTGCATCTGCATATTCCTACGAATGTAAGCAATGTACAATTAATAGAGCTGTTAAAAAAAGAAAAACTTCTAAAAATGTTATCAAATGGGAATATCCAGATTGGTAAATTGATGTTCATGCATAGCTTCCCCACTGAAAGTAAACGTTTTCATAAATATTTCTAGATAAATTTGGATAGCGAGGGGAATTAAGATGCCACTAAATTTAGCATCTCCTGGTATTTTAGTAAGAGAAGTTGATTTAACTGTTGGTAGAATTGACCCAACATCGGATAAGATTGGGGCAATTGTTGGTCCCTTTGAACGAGGACCTGTAGAACTTCCAACATTAATTCAAAGTGAAAAGGATTTAATAGAAATTTTTGGAAGACCATATTCTACTGATAAGCAGTATGAAACTTGGTTATGTGCATCCTCATATCTTGCTTATGGTGGAGCACTACAAGTCATCAGAGCAGATGACAGCGGATTTGTAAATGCTGGAATAGGTGGAACTACCAAAATCAAGAGTAAAGAGCACTATGAGCAACTTAGTTATGATGAAAATACAATCAGTGGTGTAGTTGTTACTGCAAAGACCTCAGGCTCATGGGCAAACGGATTAAGAATTGGTTTAATTGATGCAAAAGCAGATCAAACTTTAGTAGGAATTAGTACAACTGCAGTTACTAGTTTTTCTGCAACAATTAGTGATAGAAGTGGTGTTCTTGTTGGTTCTGCCAGCACAATTGGAATTACCACAACATCAATTACTGTTGGACAAGAAGTTAAATGTGACGTTAGTGGAGTAGTTCCTGCTGGAACAACTGTTACAGCAGTTGGAGCTGGGGTAATTACAATATCAAACCCTTCTATTCAAACAGCAACTGTAACAACAACATTTGATTTTGGAACTACAACAACAGTAAATGCATCACTCCAAGTTGGTTATGGTATAACCCAATCGCTTCAAGGAAGAATTGATCCCGGTGTAGGTACTACAACAGGTCTTGATGGTTATTTGAAAGGTATTATTACCGGAGTCGGAGCAAGCACTATTGATGTTAAAGTTCTTGGACATGTATCTGCTGCTGGAATTGAATATGTAAGAGATTATCAACCATCTGGAACTTGGGCGTTTACTGCTACAGGTTCTGTTGGAATTACCACAAATGGTCAGACAGTTGGTTATGGAACTACCTCTTATGATTCAAGACTTGATTGGTTTGAACAGCAAAATTTGGTAGTAAATACAGCATCTGTTGGTACGGCAACAACAGAAGTTACTGTTAAGTGGGCAACTGTTGCTGATAGACCAACGGCAACCTCTTATGCGGATGCTAGAGGATCTAGATTTGATGAATTGCACGTTGTTGTTATTGATGGAGATGGTAGCGTTACTGGAAATGCTGGAACTATTCTCGAAAAGCATCTTGGTCTTTCAAAAGCAAAAGATGCTGAATTTTCGGCAGGTTCTACTGCATATTGGAGAAAGTATCTTGCTGAGAATTCTGCATATGTTTATGGTGGGTCACAACCAAGTGGAGTTGTAACAACCGGTTATAGTAGTGGTTTCACCCTTGCAACTAATGGTTCTTGGGATCAACCTGCTGAAGGAAAACTATTTTCTACTGTTGGAGCATATAACGCAAGATTATCTGGTGGTAAAGATTATGGCGGCAAAATTGGTGTATCTACCACTGGTGCATTATCTGCTGGTTTAAGCAATATCGTAAATGCTTACGGTATTTTGGAAAACCAAGAGCAGTATAAAGTCGATTTTCTTCTCATGGGTTCTGCAAACCTGGATAAGGAACCAGCACAAGCACTTGCCAACAAGATTATTTCTGTTGCAGAAATAAGAAAAGATTCAGTTGCATTTGTTTCGCCATTTAGAAAAGCTTTTATTACTGACACATCGGTTGGATCAGTTACTGTAGAAAATAGTGAGACAATTACAAATAATGTCATCAGTTTCTATGCACCATTAACATCATCATCTTATGCCATTTTTGATAGTGGTTATAAGTACATGTATGATAGATTTAATAATACATTTAGATATGTACCTCTAAATGGTGATATTGCTGGAATTTGTGCTCGTAACGATATTAATAACTTCCCATGGTTCTCACCTGCAGGAACAACAAGAGGGACGATATTGAATGCAGTTAAACTAGCATACAACCCATCTAAGACACAAAGAGATCGTCTTTATAGTAATAGAGTTAATCCAGTAATCTTCTCACCTGGTTCTGGCATTGTTTTATTTGGAGATAAAACTGGTCTTTCTAAGGCATCAGCATTCGATAGAATTAACGTTCGTCGTCTGTTTATCTTTCTTGAAAATGCAATTTCTGCTGCAGCAAAAGATCAACTCTTTGAGTTCAATGATGAAATCACAAGAACAAGTTTCGTAAATATCATTGAACCATTCCTCCGTGATGTTCAATCAAAACGAGGTATTTCTGATTACGTCGTTATTTGTGATGAAACAAATAATACTGCTTCTATTATTGACAACAATGAATTTGTTGCTGAAATCTATATTAAACCAGCAAGGTCAATCAACTTTATTGGTCTTACATTTGTTGCCACCAGATCTGGTGTTGCATTTGAAGAAGTAATTGGTAACGTTTAATTCATTAAGAGGTTTAAAAAACAATGGCAAATCGTCAACAACAAAATACTATCCCACTCAGAAAAATCACTGACTTCAAAGGGAAGTTAGCTGGTGGTGGTGCAAGACCTAATCTTTTTGAAGTTGAATTAGCATTCCCAAGTGATGTTAACGTCGATAATGAAGTTTTAAACAAGGCAAGATTCCTTGTAAAGGCAGCTGCGTTGCCAGCATCAAATATCACTCCTATTGAAGTTCCTTTTAGAGGTCGTATTCTAAAAGTTGCTGGAGATAGAACATTTGATACTTGGACAATTACAGTAATCAATGACGTTGATTTTTCTCTTCGTTCTGCTTTTGAAAAGTGGATGAATGTGATCAACAAAATGGATAATGCTACTGGACTGACAAATCCAACGGAATACCACAAAGATGCAACAGTACATCAACTAGATCGTGATGGGTCTATTCTCAGATCATATAAGTTCTGGGATATTTTCCCAACCAATATTTCTGCTATTGATGTAAGTTACGAAACTGGTGATACCATTGAAGAATTTACAGTAGAACTTCAAGTTCATTGGTGGGAAGCATATAGAGGTGCTTCTGCTAAAGCAGGTGGAGAAGACATCATCTAAATAGTATATAACAATTTAAACTTTTTAATATGGCAAAACTGTTTGGGTTTTCTATTGATGACAAAAATAAAAAATCCACTTCTATAATTTCCCCCGTCCCCCCTAACAATGAGGATGGGGTTGACAATTATATTGCAAGCGGATTTTATGGTTCTTATGTAGATATTGAAGGTGTTTATAGAACTGAACAGGATTTAATTAAAAGATATAGAGAAATGGCATTACACCCAGAGTGTGATAATGCCATTGAAGATGTTGTAAATGAAGCACTGGTTAGTGATTTATATGATTCTCCTGTAGAAATCGAATTAACAAATGTAAATGCTAGTGATAAGTTAAAAAAATCTATCAGGAATGAATTTAGATACATTAAAGAAATGATGGACTTTGATAGAAAGTGTCATGAAATTTTTAGAAATTGGTATGTCGATGGTAGATTATTTTATTTAAAAGTAATAGATATAAAAAATCCTCAGGCAGGTATTCAGGATCTAAGATATATTGATCCTATGAAAATGAAATTTATTCGCCAAGAAAAGAGAAAGGGAAAGGATAAATCAATATTAAGGAATAACAATATTGATGATGGTTATCAGAATATTTCACCAGAAATAGAAGAATACTTTTTGTATACACCAGTAAATGCATATTCTGGTAGTTTAACATCAAGCATGGATAGGCAAAAAAATTCTATAAAAATTGCAAAAGATTCTATAGTATATTGTACTTCTGGGTTAATTGATAGAAATAAAGGTACAGTATTGTCATACTTACATAAGTCTATAAAGGCGCTCAATCAACTTAGAATGATTGAGGATTCACTTGTAATTTACAGACTATCACGTGCTCCAGAACGTCGTATTTTTTACATCGATGTTGGCAATTTGCCAAAAGTAAAGGCAGAACAATATCTTCGTGATGTGATGATGAGATATCGTAACAAATTAGTTTATGATGCATCTACAGGTGAAGTTAGAGATGATAAAAAGTTTATGAGCATGATGGAAGATTTCTGGTTACCACGTAGAGAAGGTGGTCGCGGAACAGAAATTACTACTCTTCCTGGTGGTCAAAATCTTGGAGAACTTTCCGATATTGAGTATTTCCAAAAGAAACTTTATAGAGCACTTGGAGTTCCTGAATCAAGAATTGCTTCTGATGGTGGATTCAATCTAGGACGTTCATCAGAAATTTTAAGAGATGAACTTAAATTTGCCAAGTTTGTTGGACGTCTGAGAAAAAGATTTTCCGCGATGTTCAGCGATATGCTGAAGACACAATTGATTCTCAAAAATATTGTAAGTCCCGAAGACTGGGAGCAAATTAGTGATCACATTCAATATGACTTTTTATACGACAATCAATTTTCAGAATTAAAAGAGTCCGAACTTTTAAACGAAAGATTGGGCACTTTATCAACGATTGAACCATATATTGGCAAATATTATTCCAATGATTGGGTTAGGAGAAAAGTTTTACGACAAACTGATTCAGAAATTATTGAAATAGACAAGCAAATTGAAAAAGAAATTGAAGAAGGAATCATACCAGATCCAAATTCTATTGATCCAATTACCGGTGAACCATTACCTCCAGGTGGTGAAACTGGCCCATTAGGAGACATTCCTATGGAACCAGATACAGATAATCAAGGTTCAGTGACAGATGCACAAGTTCAAAAAGATACCAAAAAAGCAGAAATATAAATAAAGTTATACATAGTATTAAATTTTTTATGGAAGAAATTGTAAATTTGATTAGCACTGACGCTTCGGCTCACAGAATTAGTGATGAAATCAAAAATGCTTTACTTACTAAAGCATCTGAGAAAATTGATTCTTTCAGATCTGTAGTTGCAAACTCAATGTTTGGACAAACTGAGACAGAACCAGAGGACGAATAATGCCCATAACTAAAATAATTGCAACAGAAGTTTCAACTGGAACTACAACAGGAGCTGCTTCAAGTATATCTCAAGCAACTTGTGTAAGACTTTATAATAATAGTGGTGGTATTGCAACAGTTGGTGTCTCAACATCAGTTGGTGCCGCAACAACTGTTTTCTTTAGTATGCCATCAAATTCTGTTGAATTTTTAACAAAACTTCCATCTGATGTCATTTTTACAACCCCGACAATCAGAGCAGCAAAAGTAGGATTTACCAATTAATAAAGATGAAACTCATTACAGAAGAAGTATCACAGGTTAAGTTTATCACCGAAGGATATGGTGCTGCAAAGAAAATGTATATTGAGGGAGTTTTCCTTCAAGGTGTTATCTGTAATCGTAATGGCAGAATGTTTCCAATGCAGACTCTTGCAAAAGAAGTAGCAAGATACAATGAAGCATTTGTTTCCAAAGGTCGTGCTCTTGGA